GGACGCGCGAGCCAGTGACAAGGATGCTCTCTGCATCCGCGAGGCCACCAGTCGGTTCTTGAGGAACTTCAGGCGTCGTAGGCCGCTGCAAGGACATCTCGCCGGTGACCGGGTTAGTGATGACCTGCGGGGTGAAAGCGTTTGCGAGGCCGCCTCCAACAGCGTTCGCGACAAGACCGGGAAGCGCGCTACGGGCAGCGGTGACTACAATCTCGTTTGCGGCGGCGTCTGCCACAGCCTTCGCGGGAGCGGAGGGGGCGAGCTTATTTATCTCGCGCAACACATCTCCGACAAGCGGAACTTTATCGAGTGTTTTACCAACCGCATCCCCAACCGGCGTCCCACCAAGAAGACCTGCGGTGCCCGCAGTGATAGCGCCACTCTTGAGCGCGTCGCCCAGCGTCTTTCCGGTCATGAGACCACCCGCCGTTGCCCCAGCTCCGGAAAGCGCGGCGCTGGCGAGCGGACCGACACCGGGGATGAACGACATCGCGATAGGCAGCCCAATGTTGACCAGAGCGCCCATGACGCCACCGAGGCGCGGGTCAGCCTCCCCAAAAAGCTGCGCGCCCGAAGTGAACTCACCCTTTTCGTCGCCTCGGTAGAGGTTCCAGCCGTACTTTTGGGCGTTAGCCGCCTCCATGAGGGCGCGCATCTCTTCTGGCGTACTAGCACGCCCGAGGACATTCTCCCCCTTGGCGTCCGTCAGGACGTAATTCTGCCCTTGGCCGAGGACCACAGGAGCGGTGGCCTTGTTATCGCCGATATCGAAACGGAACACCTCACCCATACTAGCCAGCGGGTTGTTCGGGTCGAAGTTCGCAAAACTCGGCCTCGACATCATCGGCACAGCGCTGTTCATCGCGATCTGGTAGCCGAGATCTTGGCTGTTAGGGTCGTAGACGTATTCGCGGCCCTGAGCAGCCTGCTCAGCGAGCCACGCGTTCACCGCGTCTGCATTCGACGGCCCTGTCGGGGCGAACTGCTTCTGGAAATCTTCCAAGTTCCAGCCGCCCAGATCGACGGTCGGCACGCTCGGCTCGGACTGCATGGGCGCCATCGCGCTGAAGCGCTCCGCAAACGCAGGATCCGAGAGGATGCCCCTCGGCGTCGGCTCCGAGTACACCGGCTCTGAGTACACAGGCTGGGCTGTTGGAGGCGTGTAGACAGGCTCTGAGTACACCGGCTCTGAGTACACCGGCTGGGGCGTCGGAGGCGTGTAGACAGGCGGCGGGGGCGGCGGGGGAGGAGGCGGAGGGGTGTAGACCGGCTCAGCGTACACGGGCTGGGACGTGGGCGTCGAGTAGTCCGGCTCCGAGTACATGGCCTGATAGGCCGGGTCCAAGACGTTGACGATCGGCACTTCGGCCGTCGGGTCCGAGTACACAGGCCGCTCGCCGATGGAATTGAGGTAGTTAGTGAAGCCCGGAACGTAATACATCAACCTGTACCTTCAAGCATCGGGTAAGCACGCATTGCCCAGTCGCGCCAGTCCGAGAACTGATAAGGATCAGGAAGGGTGCGCTGCGTAAAAGGAGACGCGCGTACTAGCCCCAAAGCCCAATCACGCCACGAAGCCTCCTCGGGGGGTCGCCCAAAAGACCACGCGTCGCCGACCGACAATATAACCGAAGAGGCCCAGTCTTGCCAAGTCATTCCGCGCGGGTCGATCATCATCCCAGTGTCGTCCCATCACCCGGCTGAACGTGCGCCAGCACGAGGCCCATTTGGTAGTCGCCCCCGATCGTGTTGCTCTCGAAGCGGAAGCGCAATTCACGGCGCTGCGTCTTGAAGAAGACGACCTGTTCCTGCGGCGTTTGCGGGTTTTCGACGAAGGTCATCGGCGGCCCGTTGACTTCCTGCGCGCGGGCGTTGGCCCGACCGCGCACCGACACGGTCATGTCCCCGCTCTGGACGAAGTCCGGCTCAATCATGAGCACCTGAAGCGCCCTGTTGGTCTGGGCCGTGACTGGCAGCGAGAGGTCCGCCGTCTCGAAGTAGGACTGGATCGGGTTGAGCGTCAGGCCGTCGATCTCGTCCGTCCCGACCTCATGCACCCAGAACTTGTAGGGCTGCACGAAGGTCAGGTCGAAGGTCGCGCCGACGCCGGAGCCGCCCGTCACCGTGACCGGGTTGGCTGGGATTTGGGTGTAGTCACCGGCATTCGAGATTGAGACGGAAGTCACGCCGCCGCTGCCGTTGACGGTGCCGACAGTAAGCTCGACCGGAATGGTGTTGAAGCCACTATCCACGATGAGGGTGTTGCCAGCCGTGTAGCCAGTACCCGCAGCGGCAATCGCGACTTCCGTCGCCTGATAGTTCTGCGGCTGCACACCCGAGAGGAGAGGCTTGCGGAACACTGCGGGGAACAACCCTGCGCCGCGCCCGCCATTGGGGAGAGCTGTGTCGTACCATGTGTTCTCGCGGACGTTGTAGACGACCGCGTAGTTCGGCTCCTCGCTCTCGCCGAACGGGAAGCACCACCAGATTTCCCCAAAGCGTGGCACCTTGTAGGCGAAGACCTTCTGCCGCTGGGCGTAATTCAGGTTGTCGAAGAAGAAGTTCAGGTTGAGGTTGTTCTCGACCTCGCGCACGACGCCGTTGAACATCAGGAAGCGGTCAGTGCCGACCCAGTAGAAGATGCCGTCGTACTCAATGACCGACTGGGCCGAGAGGATTGATGACTGCGAGCTGATCGTGTCGAACTGGAAGACCTGCGTGCCGCCGACATAGCTGCCGCGAATGAGGCTGTCGGCCGACCAGAACAGGCCCGAGGGGCTGTTCCCGGGGCCGCCGCGCAGGGGCATCCCGCGCACGATCTTCTGCCCGGTGATGTAGGCATTGCCTGCGCCCGATCCGACGTAGTCTGCCGGATTGTTCGGGACCGACCACGCGACATACCCGTCGTTCCCGAAGGCAAAGGTGTAGGGTGGAAGGGTAACGACGCCGCCAGTGCAACTGAAGTTGGCGGGCTTCTTGATCGTAGGAACGGCGGTCAGGGCGCTGGTGCCGAGGAGGTCGCCCGTGAAGATCTCACCGCCGTCTGCGTTGCAGATGCAATTGAGGTTCGGGGCGACCTGCGCGACGATCTGGTTGCCGTTGGTCGTGTCGTAGCTGACGGCGAACTGCCACAGGTTGCCGTTGTTGGCGGTGAAGCCCGAGGTTGGCGTGCGGTCAGTGATGACGCTGGTGTTGTACGAGCCGTCGATAAAGAAGCGCTCGACAGTGTTGGCCGACCCTGCGTGGACATAGGTCTGCAAGTCCTGCGTGTACTCAAGGAGCGTGCGCGGCAGCCCCTGCAAGAACTTGTTGATCGAGCGGTAGCCGCCAATCTTACGCGGCAGACCGCGCTGGAAGCGCACCCACTGCCCGTCCACGTACTGGTCGCCCTCAAACTTGGTGCCATCCCGCTTGATGCCGGGCGCCGAGCGGATCTGGACAATTTGCTCAGCCATCAGAGCTGCACCGTCGCGGAGAGGTCAATAGTGGCGCTGTCCAGCACCGTAGTGGTGCCGGTGCGGCGGATTTCCACGGTGAACGAACTAGTGTCAGTGTCGCCCGGCGTCGTCTCTTGTATGGTCCAGTCGCGGGTGGAAGAAAGCGCCACCCAAGTCCCGACGGAACCGGACGGCGTAGTCCCCGAAATAAGGGTGACCCGAGCCTCGTAGTTCGAAGCCTCGCTAGTCGGCGTACACCACGTTTCTATCTCGGTGAGTGACCCGTTCTGGTTTTTGTAGACCTTACCGTTGGAGTTGAGGCGGTACCCAGCCTCTGCGGTATCAGGGGAGAAAACGCCCGCAGAAATCGTCTGGTTGGTGATCGCGATCACGACGTTGCTGGTACCGTAGAAGTTACGAATGCTGATCGTACCGCTCGAGGGGACTGCCCCGTAGGTGCCAGTCGTACCCGCAGGGACAAGGCCGCCACCGGCGTAGTACTCGCTCAGTGAGATCGGGTTGCTGCCCCCGAACTCAGTCTGGATGTTGGCCAGCGTCAGCGGGCCGCTTGCAGGAAGAGCCATTAGACAGCGTACTTGATGAACAGGACGCCGCCGCTCTCCACGATCGAGAAGTTTGAGGTCACGAGGTTCGCCGCATTCGTCGCGTTGGTGGCGCTGCTTGCGGATCCGGCGCTGCCCGTGATGTTGATGCCCCAAGTGCCGCTCGCGCCGGAGCCGCCGGTCGAGGGCACGTCCAGCGCCGTGCGAGCGCCCGACGCGGTCGAAGAGCCGGTGCCGCCGTTCGCGACTGCGACAGTGCCAGTCAGCTTGGAGGCGGCGAGCGAGGCGATCCACACCGGGTCCGAGTAGCTAGACGTAGTCACGACACCATTCGGCACGCTCGAGGCGGTGCCGGTGACGTTGATACCCCACGTGCCGCTCGCGCCCGAGCCGCCCGTTGACGGCACGTCAAGCGCGGTGCGCGCCCCGGCGGCCGTGGTCGCGCCCGTGCCGCCGTTGGAGACGGCCAGTGTACCGGCGAGCGTCAGCGTGCCGCTGGTGGTGATCGGGCCGCCTGAGAAAGACAGACCAGTCGTGCCGCCCGATGCGTTGACCGAGGTGACGGTGCCACTCGCGGCGGTGGCCGCAATCGTGATCGTCCCGTTGCCGTTAGTGATCGAGATGCCGCTGCCAGCCGTCAGCGTCGCCTTGGAGAGCGAGCTGGTGGCGCTGTTGCCGATCAGAAGCTGGCCGTCGGTGTAAGTCGTCTGGCCAGTGCCGCCGTTGGCGACCGCGACGGTCCCTGTGACGTTTCCGGCATTCCCGCTGATGTTGCCGGTGATCTTCGACCCGGCGAGGGCCGTGATCCACGTCGGGTTTGAGTACGAACCAGTGGTCACCACGCCGTTCGTGACCGTGGCCGCGTTGCCGCTGATATCGATGGCCCACGTACCAGACGCGCCGCCACCAGTGGTCGAGGGCACACTGAGCGCGGTGCGGGCGTTAGCGGCGGTAGTCGCGCCGGTGCCGCCATTGGCGATTGCCACAGTGCCGGTCACGTTGGCGGCATTACCGGCGATGTCGCCGGACACCTTCGAGCCTGCCAGCGACGTGATCCACGCCGGGTTAGCGTAGGCGCCGGTAGTCACCACGCCATTAGTGGCCGTGGCAGCGTTGCCGCTGATGTTGATGCCCCAAGTGCCGGTCGCGCCCGAACCGCCGGTCGAAGGCACGTCCAGCGCAGTGCGAGCGCCCGCAGCCGTAGTGGCCCCGGTGCCGCCATTGCCGATAACCAGCGTGCCCGCCAATGTGATCGTACCTGACGCGGTGATCGGGCCGCCCGAGGTGGTAAGACCAGTCGTGCCGCCGCTGACAGCAACGCTGGTGACCGAGCCGCCGCCAGCCAGCGACGTGATGGTGATCGTGCCGTTACCGTTGGTGATCGAGATGCCGCTGCCAGCCGTCAGGGTGGCCTTGCTCAGGCCATTGGTGAGGCTGTTGCCGATCAAGAGCTGACCGTCAGTGTAGCTGGTGTGGCTGGTGCCGCCCTGTCCGATGCTCAGGGCCGTGGTCAGGCCGCTCAGCGACGTGATGTCACTGTTCGCCCCAGAGGCCGCAGCGCCGAGGTTCAGACGCGCGCCGGAGACGCTGGTGGCCCCGGTGCCGCCACTCGCGATTGCGAGTGTGCCGCCAAGCGTGAGCGTGCCTGCGCCGGTGATGGGGCCGCCCGACAGGGTCAGGCCGGTCGTGCCGCCCGAGCCGGAAACACTCGTGACCGTGCCGCCGCCTGCCGTCGAGGTGATGGTGATCGAGCCGTTGCCGTTGGTGATCGAGATGCCCGACCCGGCAGTCAGCGTCGTCTTGGTCAAACCCCCTGCGGTGTTGCCGATCAGGATTTGACCATCGGTGTATGTGGTCTGGCCCGTGCCGCCGTTCGCCGCGACGAGCGTACCCGCCAGCGTGATGGTGCCCGAAGTCGTGATCGGGCCGCCCGAGGTGGTGAGGCCGGTCGTGCCGCCGCTGACGTTGACAGAGCTGACCGAGCCGCCAGCCGCAGCGACCGCCACGCCGTTGATGAAGAGGCCCGTGGTGTTGATCGTGCCGACGCCCTGCGCGCCGCCGGTTGGCGCACCGATCTGGATGCCTGCGCTGTTGGTCAAGGCCGTGATGTCAGCGTTTGAGCCGCTGGCGGCCGCGCCGAGGTTGGTACGGGCACCAGAAGCGGTAGCCGAGCCGGTGCCGCCCTGCGCCACGCTGAGCGGCGTTGTGAGGCCGGTCAGGGACGTGATGTCGCTGTTCGCGCCACTCGCCGCTGCGGCGATAGCCGAACGCGCCGCTGCGGTGGTCGCGGCGGTGAAGACCGAGGAGCCGATGCCGGTCGCGCCGAGGTTGGTGCGGGCCGAGGCAGCGGTCGTCGCGCCGGTGCCGCCCTGCGTAATCGGCAAGATACCGGCAAAGGGGGCCGACGTTGTAGCTGGGATGATGGCCGTCCCGTCGCAGTACAGGATTGCCGTCTCGCCCTGATTAACGGCAGTCGAGGTGCCGCTGCCCGAGGCTTGCAGGCTCAGGGTGAACGCGCCGGTGGTGGCGTTGTTTACCCAGTACTGCTGCACAGTCGCAGGCACGACGATGGTGGCGTTCGAGGCGAGCGTGCCAGTGAACTTGTAGGCAATGCGGTTCAGTTCCGAGCCGCTCAGCGTGTAAGTGCCGCCGGTGACCGCGATCGTCGTGTAGTCAAATGCGAAGACCGGCTGCTGGCCGAGGCCGACTGTGTACCACTCGATGCCGTCGCCGACGACCACGGCGCTGTCGCCGGGCTGGAGCAGCAGGGTCGAGCCGTCGTTAATCGTTTCCGAACCCGACGGGTCGATGATCAGGTCGCCCTGACCGGCGTTACGGACCTGCACGAACCAGCCGTTACCCGCAGCGACTGCGGTCGGGAGGGTCAGCGTGCCGAGGCCGCCAGTCCAAACGAAGACCTTAGCGCGGTCAGGGGCCGTCAGGCTGTAGGGCGTGCTGGAGAAGTTGATGACCGGATAGTTCTGCGCGAGGGCGGAGCCTGCCGCCATGAGGCCCGCACCGGCCAGCGCCGAGGCCTGCGCCTGCGCCGTGGCGGCGCCATAGCGGAATGAGCGCCAAGTGCCGCCGACCGTGTCGTTGTCGGTCAGGTAGGTCTGCCACTGCTCGCCCGGGCCGATGCTCAGGATCGCGTTCCCGTCGGCCTTGTCCACCGTAATGGTGCTGGGGCCGAGGTTGTTGAAGAGGATGGTCGTGCCGACACTGACCGACATCGCGTCGGACAGGGTGATCGTGTACGGGCCGCTCGGCGTCACATCGATGATGCGCGCAACGACATTCTGGCTGTTGCTGTCCTGCGGCCAGCTCAGGACGGTGTCGGCATTGAGCGCCAAGGCCAGATAGGAGACATCCGACGGGTAGATTACGTTGCCGCCGAAGACCTGAGTGAAACTGCCAGACATTTATGCCTCCTTGCGAACGGCGCTGCGGTCGAGGATCTTGGCCAGATCTTCACCGTTGAGCATGGCAGCCGCGCGATCGTACATGTTCTGCCAAACCGGGATGCGCTCGTCGTTCTTGAGAAACGGGGTTGCCTCAAGGAGCGTGCCGTAGAGCAGGATTTCTGGTGCGTTTTCGGTCAGCCAGTTGGTCTCGTGCTCCTCGTCGAGGAGCGGCGGGAGCTGGTAGTATAGGATCTCGAGGGGGTACTCGGCATCCGGCGTCGGGGCGACCAGCCAGTGATTGTAGTCGTAGTCGCTGTAGAACACCGGCTCGGCCGTCGCCATCGCGTCGGGCCAATAGGACCGCAGGTATTCATAGCTGCGCGAGAAGATGCTCTTGCGCTGCTCGTTGTCCACGCCGGTGCCCAAGGTGAACGAGACCGTGTCGCGCCAGCGGTCGGGCTTGGCGACCACCGACTGACCCGGCGCGAGGTTGGTCACGACGACATTGATGAAGCCTTGGATCTTCAGCTCGCGGGCGATGCGCCGCTCGGCGAGGTTGATCAGGCGCGGGATTTGCTCGAAGACGATCGGGTCCGACGCGTACGTCGTCCCGCGCTCCAGATAGCGCTGAACGTCCTGCTTGAGGGTCGTGAAGGTCATCGCGGTGGCCATGTCGCGTCCTTATATCACTTTTCGGCAGATTGCACAGCGTCTCACTTAATGAACTCAGGGACGGCAGCGGCGATCGCGGCGATGACGGCGAGGACCGCAGCCACTTTGCCTTTCCCGATCTTCTTCGGTGCGTCGCCTTCCATCGGCAGGATTTTTTCGCTGGCTTGCTTGATGACGGCATCCTTAGCCTTTGAGACGAGCAGTTTCTTGAGGTTCATGCCTTCCTCCGTGCTACTTGCGTTTGCTCTCGATGACGCCGACGCGCACCTTGAGTTCGTTGATTTCGCCTGTGAGGTGTTCGCGCAATTCCGCTCTGGCCTTGGCTGAAAGCGGGCTGTCCGTAGGTGCGCCGTCCTGCGTGATGAGGACAGGCATCGCGGCTTCGATCTTGGTAAGCCTACTCTCAAAGGCGCTCACCTGCCCAAGCAGCCACGCAATGCAGGCCACGAGGATTGGGACCGCGCCCTTCAGAATGTCAGCCATGTTGATGCCCACTACAGCCACCCTGCGTATTTCTTGGTCTTCAGCTTGCGGTCCTCGAGGCCGTGCGTACCGCCATTGATCCGCTTGGTCAGCGCGAGGATTGCGCCGTCGTTGATGCCCTGATCGCAGATCGACCAGAGCTTGTTACGGTCGAAGAACCACAGGGCGCTCTCGATGGCCAGTTCCCCAGCTACGAGGTCCGGGTTATCCATGATGTCGGGGCGGTTGATGTACTCCGACAGGGCCTTGTAGTTGTCGTGGCCGGTGAGTTGGAGGAAGCCCCGACCACGGAACTTCCACCCGTCGCCGCTGCTTTCGGGCCCGTTGCCCATGCGGTTGGCGTAGACGCGGTTGGCGATCTTCTGCGGTTTACGCGCATAAGCCTGAGCCAGCGCGTCGGTTGGGAAATACTTGCGGAAAATGCCCCGCAGCCCCTGCGCGCTGTAGTTGAGGTTCTCGCTGGTCGCCCGCCAGTTGCCGCTCTCGTGCGCGCACTGCGCGAAGAAGTGGGCACCGCGGTTGCGGTTCAGCTTGTAGTAAGCGCAGGCAGCCTTGAGCGTGCCGGGGCCGAAAGCCCCGCCAGCCGTGACCCCGATCTTCTTCTGGAGTTCGATCAGGCTCATTTGCTTGCACTCCGCCAATCAGGAAAGTCGTTCTCGTCAACCACGCCGTCCCCGTTAGTATCCCAGCGCAG